GAAATGCTGGTAAATACTTAAAGACAAACGGATCATCTGCTTTATGGGAATTCTTAAATAATATATCATATTCATCATCTGCACCATCTACTCCTTCTACTGGAGATGTATGGATTGAATCAGATGTGGATGTTAATGCGTTTGACCCACATCAGTATGTAAGATGGATTAAAATATTAACTGGATCTCAGTCTGTATTTTCTGGCGTTTCTAGCGCGGGAATTCTTTTAGAATACACTCCAGGATTTGAACAAGTATTCTTAAATGGAAGTCTATTGCTTAGAGGTACTGACTATACAGCAACAGATGGGGCAACAGTTACTCTTACAACCCCTGCAGTTTCTGGGAATAGAATTGAAATTATTGCTCTGAATGTATTTAGTATAGCCAATGTATATACAACTACAGAGGTTGATAATTTACTGGTAAGTAAGGCTGCACTCTCTTCTCCAACATTTACTGGAACTCCTGCTGCTCCTACAGCAAGTGCTGGAACAAACACTACTCAAATAGCAACGACAGCATTCGTAAGAACTGAAGTTTCTAATTTAATTGCATCCGCACCAGCAGCCCTTGATACACTTGATGAATTAGCAGCAGCCCTAGGGGACGACGCTAGTTTTGCTACAACAGTAACAAATAGTTTAGCGGCTAAGGCACCAATAGCATCACCAACATTTACTGGAACGGTAACTGCGGGAACAGTAGTAGTTACTGGAATGCTTGATGTTCAAGAAATTAGAGAAGCATTAAATGATATTACACTTTCAAGTAATGTTGGAACATTAGACTGGACTACTGGAAACGTATTCTTTATTGGTACTGCACCAACTGGAAATATGACATTTAATATTACTAATGTTCCTACAGATAATGGTGAAATTATGTCAGTCACAGTTTTTGTTACCCAAGGATCTACAGGATATATTCCTTCTACTCTTAATATTAATGGATCTTCAGCAACTATTAGATGGGTCAATGGATCAAATCCAGTACCTACCTCACAAGCCGGAAAGATAGATATTTTCTCCCTATCCCTGATTAGAAGGGCATCTTCTTGGACTGTACTTGGAAGTTCAAGTTTGAATTTCTAGGAGAATAATGCCATTTATATCTACTATTAGATCAGTATACGGCCCAATTGGAAGAATGGGCCGTATTATTGGTGCTAAAGATGCTATTACTGGTGGCACAATTAGTAGTGCTGGTGGATACAGAATTCATACTTTTACTGATGTAGGAACATCTCAATTTAACATGAGCATGGTTGCCTCTGCATTAAATATCGAATATTTAATTATTGCTGGAGGAGGCTCTGGAGGATATGAATCATCTACTTACTGGGGCGGAGGAGGCGCTGGAGGATACAGAACTGGAACAATATCATCTAGTCCATCCAATTATTCAGTAGTTGTAGGTGCAGGAGGATATAACTATTCATCAACTAACTGGTCTAATGGACTAAATTCTTCATTTAATGGAGTAGTATCTGTAGGCGGCGGATCTTCTGGAGGTCCAGCACCATCTGGACAGGGTGGCCCAACTGGTCCAGAGGTTCTTCCACAAACTGGGGGATCTGGCTCAGGCGGGTATTTTGCAAAAACACCAGGATCTGGTACTAGTGGACAAGGATCGTCTGGTGGTACATCTACTTCTTCATCAACGAACGGCGGCGGAGGAGGAGGAGCAGGAGGTGTTGGAGCAAACGGTGTAGATCAGGCTGCTGGAGTTTTAACTAATGGATATGGCGGCATAGGCGGAGCAGGAATGTCTAGTAGTATAAATGGATCTTCTATAACTAGGGCTTCTGGCGGAGGCGGCGGAGGAGTAAGAAACAATAGAGATGCTGCATACCCAGGTACTATTCAGTCATCCACTCCAGGAGGAGGAGGAAGGGGATTTAGTAGTAATGCTAATATTTGGCCTCCTGGTTCATATGGTGGAATTGAATATAGGGCTCTTAAAGGTACTCCAAATACTGGCGGAGGCGGCGGAGGTGGTCTATGGGATGGGTATGATTACTATACTATAAATACATCAAATTCTAATTTTGTCCCTGGCCCAACATCTACTCTAACTGGCAATGAAGGCGGATCGGGAATTATTATATTAAGATATACTTTCCCCTAGGAATAAAATGCCATTTTTTAAAACTACAAAAAATATATTCCATCCATGGGAGGATGAATTATTCTCAGAAAATTGGATGGATGCGAATAAAGTTTATACCCCACCCACCAAAGTTTGGGACTATAAAAGAGAATTAAAGATAGAAGATGTAGATATTTGGGAAGTTTTATATGAGCAGGGTGGGGGTATTGGTGTATATGCATCATGGAGTCCATATTCAGAATTTTATTTAATTAGAACTGGATGGGAAGAAGAATGGGCAGGGAGAGGTCTAGAAACATATTATGGAGAGAATGCTCAAAGTAAAGTAATGAAAAGATGTAAGGAATTAAAAATACCACTACAAATTAATAAATTATGGATAGAACCAGACGACATGTGGCTATATTCTAATATAGAGGTAAATTAACAGATCCCCAATCGTTCGGCGTCCAGAATCCAAACTCTTGAATAGAATGATCATTGTATTTATAATTTCTACCTATTGATTGTGGATTAATTGGTAAAGGCTCTCTTAAAAACATTTCATGAGAAACCCTAGTACTGCTATCAACATAAATATCATATCCAAGTTTTCTTAATAAAGAACAGACATAGAAATCTTCTGACTCATAGATATTTGCACTATTTACACCAACTCTAAAAACATCATATGTTCTATTACCATGATCATCAATATAGAATAAATTATTTTTTTCACAATACTCTGCTATGTCTAAACAAGCCTTTCTAGAGATAGAAAAAAGGCCAAATCCAGCAAAATCTGTTTTATATAAAAAGTTTCCACAATCCTCATAAACTCCAACTACGGCACATCTTACTCCGTATGCAGAAACTGGATACTTTAGTGGTGTTGATAGGGCTATTGCATCGTGACCTAGTTCTATAATTTTTTCTATTCCTAATCTATCAGCAGCAACATCATCGTCCTGCCAAACCATATAGTCAAAGTCTGGTACATTATTTAAAATATCTGAAAATATAGCATTACGAGCGCGGGAGACTAAACTATCTCCTGGGTATATTTTATGCATAATTCTAAATTTAGAAGAAGATAAATAATCAATAATTGATTGCATATATTGAACAGTAACTGTATTCTTATATGAAGGTGTTGCAATTACTATATTTTTCATAACTCTCCTCTAACTCTATTTAATAATTCTATATTATTTTTACTTGGAATTCTAGTTTGAGGATGATATAAATGATAATTATTACCCTTTAGAAATGTAATAGGGCGGTATTTTTTTTCAAATCTTAAATTAAATTCTGTATCCTCAAGCCCCCACCCATCAAAACTTTCGCTCATGCCGCCTAGATCTTCCCATGTATCCTTTTTAATGATATAGATGCCACCAGAATTTCTAATATTTAACTGATATGGCAATAGATAGGTCTTGTCATAATCGTTTATTGTTAATGGATTGATTCCATTAATAAAATTTATGGTTGCCTTTTCATTCAAATAATGGATTGAGGTAAAGGGCTTTATGATCATTCCTTCATTCAATGAATTTAAGCCTTTGATAATTAAACTTAAATTAACAATGTTATCTGAATCAATAATAACTAAGTTAGATTTTATAGACTTAGACACACCATTGTTTCTAGCCTGAGATCTATTAAATTTTTTTCTGTCAGACCGTCCGATTATTGGAATAGACAATGATGAATAGTATTTATAGCAATACTTAAAGTTTCTTAATTGATATGGACAACCACTATCCTGCCATGGAATTATTATATCGAAGTCCATTAAAATATGATATCATTGTTATATGTACATTACTTCTAAAATTGAAAAAATAGGTGCTTGCGGCGGGGTTTTTGTAAAACTATATTGGAAGTTCTCTGCCGTAGAGGGAGAAGTTGAAAAAGTACAATATTTAGAAGTAGTTATAGACGACACATTGCCAGAAGAATTTATTGTTGAGTTTGGGGACCAGGCTACTGCTGGGGGATATGAAAAAGCGTACCTATGGACCGTACCTAATATAGAAGAAATACATTCAAGGCTATTAAACGACCTAATAAACTCTCTATACAATAGATAATAGGGTATAATTATAACATGGCTAAACCTATAAAAGTATGGACTGGATCTGAGTGGGTAGATGTAGCAATAAAAACTCCCACAATTACAGGATATGCCACAGAAACAGCATTGGGAGTATTATCAGATACTGTTGATGGCAAGGCTGATCTATCAGGAGACACATTTACAGGATTTGTCACATTACATGCAGATCCAACACAATCTTTACATGCTGCCACTAAGCAATATGTTGATGCAACAGCAGAAGGTCTTCATATTCATGCATCCTGTGCTACTGCTACAACAACTAATATTTCTAATCTTTCATCTCCTCCCGCCTCTATTGACAATGTGACGCTTACCACAAACATGAGGGTTCTTGTTAAAAATCAATCTACCGCATCTCAAAATGGTATTTATGTATTTAATGGAACAGCATTGGTTAGAGCAGAGGACTTTAATTCTGCTACAGAAATCGACGGCGGAGACTTTGTTTTCGTAACTGGAGGAACTGTTAATGATAATACAGGATGGGTACAGGTAGAAACTGTAAGTACTGTAGGCTCTGATCCAATAACATTTACCCAGTTCTCTGGTGCTGGATCAATAACTGCTGGTACAAATATTTCTATTTCTGGAACACAAGTATCTACAGTAAATGATCCAACATTCTCAGGTCTAGTTACAGCAAGTTCTGGAGTAGCATTTTCTGACGGTACTCAGACTAAAGTAGGAGTTCCATCTATATCATCATTTATTTCTAAAACTTCTAGTTACACCCTTGACGCACTTACCTTAAGAGATAATATTATTGAAATGGATAGTACATCTGCAACCACAGTAACAATACCAACAGATACTACATTAAACTATCCAATAGGCTCAAGCATAGATGTTATTCAAATTAATACTGGAGAAGTAACAATCGCGGGAGCAGTAGGAGTTACAGTAAATTCTACCCCTGGACTTAAACTAAGAACCAGATGGTCATCATGTACTCTATTAAAAAGAGCATCTAATACCTGGCTTGTCTATGGCGATCTTAAAGCCTAGTATGATATACTGATTGTTGATATTTAGGAGACATTGTGGCAAAAAAGGAAATCGGAGGAAGGTCTTCACAACAGAATGACTTCCTTGAACCAGCCGCACCTATTAATGTTGTTGCTACAGATGTAGGAACAAATAGAGCATTTAATAATGGTGCCGCTAGCGTGTCTTTTGAGTTGCCTGCTAATTCTCCTCCAGCAACTTCCTACACAGTTTACTTAAATGGCAATACTTCAATAAATGCTACTGGAACATCATCTCCAATAGTTGTTAGTGGATTAACAACCCCAAATACAACAAACGCTGCACAGTTTTATGTTATAGCAACAAATGCTGCTGGGAATTCACCACAATCATCATTATCTACAGCAATACACACTACTGGTGTTCCAGCAACAATGTCTGCACCTACAGTATCTTCAAGTACTACTGATCAAGACGCCGTATCCTGGACTGCACCAAATACTGGCGGTAAAACAATAATTAGATATTACTGGGAAAGTTCCGATGGTAAGTCTGGTAATACAACAAATACCTCAGTTACTGTAACTCAAGAAGGCGGAACTTCTCAAACATATAAGGTAAGAGCAGAAAATGCAAATGGACTAGGAATCTGGTCAGCAGATTCCTCAAGTGTTACTACAACTCCATTCTTTCCCCCATTCTTTCCTTATTTCCCACCATTTTTCCCACCGTTCTTTCCCCCATTCTTCCCATATTTTCCTCCGTTCTTCCCATACTTTCCTCCGTTTTTCCCGTTCTTCCCACCATTCTTTCCGTTCTTCCCACCATTCTTCCCAGCGTTTGGTCCTGCATTTAAAACTGCTCCAACAAATATCATAGATCAAACTACTAATATCATTTACCTAACATCAGAGTATGGATACTTAACAGATAAGTATTTGGCAAATGAAGATGCTTTATCTGCACTAGGATTCGATGAATTAAATGGACTAGATAGTGCAATTGAACTAGATTCAGAATCTATAACAAATATAATAGAACTAGAGACTAATATTAAAAATATTGAAAGTCGCCTGGATCAAATTGACATTATTAAGATTAATGATGAATCATACATAAAGCATCATAACCTTCTAGTTGAAAAAGACGGCAGGATCTTCTTTGAGAATGTATTAAATATAGATAGTTCATTTAAGTTATTTAACTTTGACAATAAAGAATTTATTCAAATAGAGTCTTTAGAAAAAGTAGAAAATGTAGAAACTGAGGTATACTTCATTGAATGTGATATGCCAATAGTAATACAAAGTAGCGTTGGATTTATGACAAGATAGATTGAGAGATATTGTGTCTGATTGGCTTAATAAAGATAGATCAGAAACACATTTAAATAGAATTAATCCTAGAGCATGGAAAGATAATCTAATAGTAGAAAATCCGGCTCTAGGAATTAATATTTATAAAAGTGTTTTAGATAAAGGTTTATGCGATGAAGTAATTAATGTATTGGAAGATAACATTGGTAATGAAAAATATCAATGGTCCCAGGCACACGTTACAGAATCTGATAACCCACTATTGAATGCTAGAGATTGTTTAGATTTTAAAATAGGACATAATAATCTAGGTCCAAGAAATTCTAACAATAAAGAATTATATGATATGCATCAGAAGGTTTTCGATTCACTTTACCCTGCATCACAAGATTATGCAAGGTACTGGGGCGTAGGTATATCATATTTCGAAGTGTTCAACTTTGTTAAATATGAGGGTGTTAATAAACATTTTAATATTCATGCAGATCATGGTCCAGCATATGTATCTACAGTATCTATGGTTTTATATGTTAATGATAATTATGAGGGCGGAGAAATTTACTTCCCTAGATTTGACTTAGAGGTAAAGCCTGAGGCGGGGGATCTTGTGATATTCCCATCAACATACATTTACGAACATGCTTCAAAACCTATAGTTTCTGGTACTAAATATGCTATAGTGATAATGACAGACTATAACAGTCGTGGAAATCTTAGATACTATCAGTATCGTGAAGAAGATAATAAAGTTAAATATTAGATTGGTTTTTTTATGATTTCTGAAGAGCAGAAAACAATAAATCAAAAAATTGAAGAGTTTTATAAGATAGATAATCAAACATGGTCATCATATGACGACCTTGGGAGTGGCATATTTGTTTATCATGACGCTATGCCGCTTGACTGTATCTCTAGACTAGAGAATGTTTTAGAAAATGATAGGAATCAGTATTCTTATTCTGAAGCAATGGTCGGATATTCTATGAAAATACCAGAATACAGAGACTGTCAGGATTTTAGATTTAAAAAGTCTGATATAGAAGGAGACAGGAGTTCTGCTAGCCTTGAGTTACAGGATGTTTGGCAAAGCATCTATGATAGTGCATCTCAGGCAGTTAAGCACTATGCATCCCATTTTAAAATTGGAGAACTTAGGTACTGGGAGGCTATGAACTTTGTCAGGTATGGTCCAGGACAACATTTTCAGGAACACCACGATCATGGATATTCATACAATTGTGTAGTCTCATTGGTGGGGTATCCTAATGATGATTACGAAGGTGGAGAATTATATTTTAGATTACAAAATCTTAATATAAAGCCTAAGGCTGGAGACTTGTTTATCTTTCCATCAAACTATATGTATCCTCATAGAGCCATGCCAGTAGTTTCTGGAATAAAGTACTCAGTAGTTACAATGCTTGATTACTCCGATAAGTTTCATAGACCAGAATTTTATTACGAAACGGGAACCTGATGCCCCTTGTTGCATATAAAGATATGCATACTCCATCAATCATAGAGCAAATGCCTATGCATAGAGACTGGATGGACGAGACATTTGATCGACATGCATATCAATGTTTTCCAGTATCAATGGCAAACAGACTTGGATGGTCTATATCTTTTAAAGAAGATATAACATTTATTTGGGATGGTATCAATTCTTCACAAGATGGTCATGTTAATATAATAACTGGCGGAGATTATGTTAGCACTAGAAGAGCAAATAGAACTCTTAGTTTCGACACAGGAATTATATTCTCTCCAGAGGAGAACGTAAGCCTACTCACAATGCCTCCGCCAAATATATTTATAGATGGCATTCAATGCATGACAACAATTATTAGCACGACAGCATTGATAGGAGCATTGCCAGTAGCAATAATGATAACTAGGCCAAATATTGAAATAACTATTCCAGCAAAAACTCCTATAGCATCAGTATTTCCAATATCACTAACAGATATAAATAATACTGAATTAATTGTAAAGAGTGGATATCCAGATTTTATGCAACAAGCCGAATGGAATAAAAAAATTCAAGATCGCGGCGCTGCCTCTCAGGAAAAAAATTCTAAAGGAGAGTGGACTCATTTTTACAGAGATGCTGTAGACCATAATGGAAACAAAATGGGTGATCATGAAGTTAAGAAAATTCTTATGAGAGTGACTTATGAAAATTAAGTTTTTATCTAATAGGCCATGGTCTAGTGAAAATAAAAATAGTTTCCCAGAGCCATCTTCTAAAAATATTCCAGACTGGTATGTTAAAGAAGATAGATACGCAAAACAGCCAAATGGGGAGTATTACACAGGACCAGATGGAGGAAAGATAGTTACATGGAAGGGATGCCCTGCCATATATGACATATTAATAACTGGATATATGCTAAAGACTCCATGTGATATAGAATTTATAAACACTCCAACTGGACAAATTCATAGAATTTATGACATTAGATACCAAGATTTTATTCAGCCAAGGCTGGAAATGTCTGGATTCGATGAACCAGACGGGTACTCCAAGAGCCACTTTGCTTGGTATCCAGATTGGGCACCAGAAGTCCCTAGTGGGTATAGTGTTCTTTATTCACAGCCGTTCAATAGATTCGACTTGCCCTTCTTAAATACAACTGGTATTGTTGATAATGATGAAGTTAGTGTTCCAGGAACAGTACCTTTCTTCATTAAAGAAGGATGGGAAGGGGTGGTTCCTGCAGGAACCCCATATATTCAACTTCTTCCATTCAAAAGAGATGATTGGGAGTCTGAACACGAACTTTTAGATGAAAAGCAGATAGTAAGAAGAAACATTAAAAACAGCAAAAAATATAGAGTACCAAACGGTGGTGTATATTTAAATGAAGTATGGCATAGAAGGAAGTATCAGTAATGTTTGAAGGAAATCCAGTATCAATAACCCCATCAGGCTTCTTTGGCAATGGAAAAGAAAATATAGTTGAACTAGAAAACTTTATGACAAATGAAGAAGTAGAATTTCTTAATAATTTCATTAGATCTAACACTATATGGGACATAACAGAAACACATTATAATGATGAGGGTACTGTTATTTATGATGCAGATTACTGGAAAGATAGGGTAATTACTAAGCCAAATATAGAAAAGGCTAATCCTAAAGTATCAATTATTATTAACAACATGGTTGCTAGACTTAAGCCTATCGTAGATGATTTTTTTAAGGTGGACGCAATGCCTACGAATCCTGCCATGGTTAAGTGGCTACCAGGACAACTTCAAATGCCTCATGCAGATAAGGAGTTGCACGTTGGAGAAGACGCAGGGAAGCCAAACGACTTCCCTTGGTATGACCTTGCCAGCCTATTTTATATAAATGATGACTATGAGGGTGGGGAATTGTATTTCCCACATCAAGATATTCAATTTAAACCAAAGGTAGGTGCTGCATACTTCTTCCCTGGAGATATGAATTATATTCACGGAGTTACTGAAGTTAAATCAGGTATTAGATACACCGTCCCCTTCTTTTGGACAATTCTAGAGCATACTGGAGATTCTAGGCCATGATAATAGATTCAATAAACACAGAAGATTTTGTTATCTATAAAGATGATGAAAATAAATTAGGTGAGTTGGGTATTACTCAAAACAGAATAATTGAGATACCAGATTTTGTTGATGAGAATACTGCAAAGAGTATGATCGAATACTTTGAATATAAGGCATCAATGTGGGGACCAATTGCATTTTATGGATCATCTGGGATGGGCCTTATGCATAATGATCCAGAACTTTCGAACTTTGGATTACCAGATGACTTCTTTTCAAAAATACAATCTAAGTTTCAGGAATCAGTAGAATTAATATTCGGTAGACCTGTAAAGGCTAATACATCACATGCACAAAAATGGGATGTTGGAGGATTTGCCGCAGCACATTCAGACAACTCCGACTTTGAGGGCAAGCCTAATTCTTTTCAAATAAATAAATATGTTGGAATTTTATATTTGAATGGAAATTATGGTGGGGGAGAACTTTATTTTCCAGAGCATGAGATTGAAATAAAGCCTAAGTCGTTATCATTTATTTCTTTCCCTGGCGGGGTAGAGAATATACATGGAGTTAGAGAAATAACAGAGGGAACTAGATATACAATGGTTTCATTCTGGG